CGTTCGGCTGATCCTGTAAGGTGTACAGTTTTGCTCACGTTTCGATTGTGAAAAACATCATTGTCGCCGCCTGTTCTATCGTGACAGACGAAACAGTAGGTGTGTCCATCAGAATAGAGAGAATTTCCATCTGATGAACCACAATTACTGCATGGCATATGCCTAACGAATTCTGATTCGGTCATTAGACCAACCAATCAATAGGTATATTTTGGTATGACGTCCATGGTATGTCGTGACGATCACACCACTGAGCATACGTTGTTTTAGATTTCTTACTGATCTTATTATAAGGAGACTGGAATACCATCCTTAAGTCTATGTCTGGATTATCCTTTTTAACTGCAAGGATTTTCCTTCTGTCTTTTGGATCCCAGTATCCTTTTGCTTCGAGGTATGTATAATTTGGGAGGACAAAATCAGGAGTATAATTATGCTCAATTGTATAATCAAGTTTCTCTGATTCATATCCGTAAGATACTCCCAAACCATCAAGTAGATTTGCGATATTTTCTTCAAGTTTTGACCTGAATTTAGAAGTCTTCGTCTTCGTCATTGGTGGTAGGTGTTACGTTTGGATCAGCTGTCTTGAATCCTGATGACTTACCGAATAGTTCAGCAACAGCATCAGCATCTAAGTCACCTGTATCAACACCTGCTTGTCCTTTTACTGAGATAACCTGTACACCAACAAGCTTAAGAGAGCTACCATAGGTAACCCCATCCCGTAGAATATAGGGTTTCTGATAAAAGCCAAGCTTAACTGTAGATCCTGCATATAATGGAGTCTTAGTATCTGTAACTTGTGTACCTTCTGTGTCTACCACAGGTGGGCGGTTATCTTCATTCCAAGAGAACTTAATCTTATACTGATCATCAGCTACTTCTTCCCAAGGTTCTGGCTTGAGTGTACTACGCTTAGGATTTTTCAGTTTAGATTCAGCCCACTTAAGAACTTCTGATCTTTCAGTTTCTAATTTATCAACGGTAGCTCCGTCAACAATAGCAGCCAATGAATACCCAAACTTACTAGGTTCTAGTATAGCTTGAAAGCCTTCAAGGGTTACAGGTTTATCTGTCTTGTGTATAGTTCTACTCACCAGTGAGAGCCTCCTCAAGCGATTGTGGTTCAAGCTCTTTCTCAAGCTGGGTTTTGTACTCTTGAAGCTGTTTAATACGCTCATCAAGGTAGTTAATTTGTCTTAGCTTTTGTTCTTTCTCTGCCTTCTGTAATCTCTCTTCAGAGACAACAACTATAGTAGGCGGATTAAAGAAACTATCTAATAATGATGGATACATTTAACAAAAGAAATAAGTTGAGTCAATTACTGATGCTGGTTCTAAGTCATCAATAATCGGTGGTTCAGTGATTGCCCCTATTTGTTGGGCAAACTCGGTTAAGTAATCATGTTCAGCAAACAAGTGCATGTATGTTTCCCTTACTATTGTAGCAAGTAATGACATATCTGTGGCTCTTGTTAACACGCTGTCATGAATCAATGCTATTGGTGCATCAAACCTTTGTACACTTAGATGTAATAGACTAGCATCTAGTGAATGTATAAGGTTAGGTGCAGTAGCAGCTTTATGTCGGGTTCTATCTACTTGATCTCCATCTTGAGTAGCAACAGTAAGTCTACAACGACCTAATAGTTTAAGGTCTATAGTCTCTGTCTTCTTCTTCATTAAACGTTGGTTAACTTCAAATCCTGATGGAGTAGTCCACCTTAGATATGTAGCTCCTTGTTTAATGATGTTTGCTACCTCAGTTTCAATCCATTTCATTACTGCCATTGGACCTGGTACTACATCATTCATAGCAGACCTAACAGCAGCAACAACGATTGTGAGATCATCTTTATCTATCTCCATACCTTTCTCAGCCAGTGCGTCCCTGATGTATGACCTATTACTAAATGGTTTAGCATTATAGGGTATAGTCATGACGGTTCTTTTGACACACTTCCTATCCCAATAGTCATGTAGGATATAAGGTATATTAGGCTTAGATTTCTCAGCAACTACAGCATACGCATCTTGTGGTCTACTAGATGGTAACACATTAACAAGCTTAGCTGTGCTCTTATCACGAGCCAACCCTGCTAAAATTTGGAGACCACTACATGTAGCGTCTGTTGCAATCATGAGCCCCGTGGTCTTACGGTCTTTAAGTATCACGCAATGATAGTATTCATCACATGAAGCTAGAAACTGCCACGGCTCCTCGGCTGCCTCCCAATCTCCAATATTATCTATAGGATCTGTAGCTACTCTAATTATAAGAGACCTATTATCTTTAACCCATTGCTGTCTTTCATCCCAAGTATCTTTATCTCTACCATAAGTAGTAGCGCAATTAAAAGCTAACCATTTATGTGAATCGTGAGTAACAACTGACTCATTAGAAAATCTTATCAGTGCCTTTCCAAAGTCAGTATCTTGAGGCGTGAGGAAGGCGGGAATAGGGTATGCTCTTCCACGATAATCAAAAGACCAAGGTATAAAGAATTCCTTTCTATCTTTAAACCTATCAACAGCTTTCATTGTCATACGTGTTCTGCATGACCGCCGTGTTTCTTGTGATTGTTTATTCAATACTTCTGCTGTTTGACGTCTATAGGTCTTCCGACTCTCAGCGTTATCAGCTATATCTACTGGTTTAGTAGGTAGATCGTAATGAATAATAGGGAGAAACTTCCCAACTGCCACTCCTTTCTTCAATAGAAATTCAGCGACTTCTACTGTAAAGGGATTTAATCGATATCCAACCTTCTGTATTTTATTTAAGAAGGCGAGTGGTATTTCTCCCTGTATACGGTGGCTGTCGCCCCTTCTTACCAAGTCATGACCTTTCATAACTTCATTCAACATATAACCACCTGGCTCATCATTGCTCCAATCCCTTGGTATGACTAGCATTGGCCAAGCTAATGGGCTATATAGTTCTGCATTTGCTATAACATCATCCTTAATATCTAAAAACTCTGGTGTAGGTAGTACATAAACTATTGTCTTGCGTCCTTCCCTTATGGGTTGTTTATAAAACCAACCACTTGATTCCATTATACAATCTAATAACCAACCTCCTAATTTAACACGTATTGATCTTCCCCACGGCGTCCATGTTAATACATTATATCTATTCATTAATGTTTTAATAACAACTACCTTTTGTTGAGTTCCTATTGATTTGTGCCAATAGTTATTCTTAAGAGTTGTTAATAAAGCAGGTGCATTCTCTTCATAATATCTCATCTGACATTCATCTTCTATCGCATGACCTATAGAATCAAGTACATTAGTTGCAAAGTTACTACCCTCCTTAAAGCTAAATACTTTATCAAAGGTGACCTTACAAGCTATTGAAGCGGCTGCTAATGGCTCTAAACCTTCAAGATACTTATGTATCTCTTTGAAAGCAACCCCAGTATGACCCTCGTGAATTCGATTGTGCGTATTCTCTATATGTTTAACCAATTTAGGTAATAGAGAATCAATAGAAGCAATACCATAAACTGAAGCTGATGCATAGCTCTTGTTCTCCAGCTTGATAGTATTATCAGTGAGACACTTGAGACCCTGTGTTATTTGATCTCTTTCAAGTTGAAGTTGTTCTTCGATAAGTGGCATTGAGGTCATGTACTTCATCCATGATTTGGTCTTGTAGTAGCTCCTTGATCTCCTCGTAATGCGGGTGATCAGGATCAAGTAAATCTAACGCTTGTTGTTGGTATGTGTACACGTCATTCATAGTTCTCGTCATCCCAATCCTCCTCGGGTTTAAAGGTGTTTAGTTCATTAGCAGTGCAGATAACAAAATGATTACCTGCGTCCATGATTTCATGTGTTTTCTTTTTAGCAGCATGCTCACGTTTATATGTGAACTCTTTGACCTTACCTGTTTTAGGATCTTCTTCACGAATGATACATAGAACAGCATCAGGTATTCTCCATCCTGCTATCTTCCAATCCATGAAGTCATCGAATTCTAGTGGTTCGAATGCTTCTTCTGGTGCATTCTTTATTATCCTCCACTTATTAGGATAGTAACGTTTCCTAGTCATAAATAGGCACCACGTCTACTAGATAATCATCAAATAGGCAAGCTTCTTCATAAGCATCATAAGCTACTTGCCACACGTCATAACCAGAGTGAAGGATGAAATCCCTACCACTCTCCATAGTAACATGATACTTCATGCCTCCTTGCCTCCTTGTCGATTGTGATTCGATTGTGAATTTAAAAAAAAAATAAGAAGAGAAGAATAGTACAAATGAACTATAGTACACTTGAACTACTCAACCTCTTCTTGAGTTGCTTTAGCTTTGCTTTAGATTGTCGCAATGCTTGAGGTTTAAGCGTTCGCTTTTGTTCCTTCTTTGAATGGTGCAACCAATTAGGTGTTACTTGTCTCATAATCGACACCGATTAAGACAACCATCAAGAGGATAGTCATTAAAATTAAACTGATCATTTGAAATGTTTCTCCAATACTTGGAGCTGGTCTTCATAGTAAGCTATCCTTTCAAGCTCATTTGTGATAGCTCCCATAACATCAGAATGTTCACCAATCCCAACAGGATGATCGAGGTAAACTGAAACGTTGGCTTTGTGATAAGCAATCTCACCGTTTGCATGTGTTCTTAGTGCTTTGAGTAGTTCGGTCTTCATAATCTGTATTGCAAGTGGATTTCATCAGCGAGGTTAAAACAATAATCATCCTCATCATATTGTGAATGTTCCCTAAGAAACTTGATTAGGAATTCAACATCGTCAATAGGTAGGTTAAGTTCGATCATGCTGCAACCTCTTCTAAATGTTCCTCAATAGAATTCTCTAGGTTTTCTAGGTATTCTTTTTGATTAGCTTTGATTTCTTCAAGCTCTTTAACTGCTTGCTCTTTGTCTCGCTCTTCCTTCTGATACCTAGCACGGTTTACCTGTTGTTCGGTTAGCTCTGCAGCTTCTGATTCAGCATCAGATAAGTGGAAGCATTCAACACGGTATTCATCGCCACAAGAACTATACATTCTTTGAAGTCGAAAGCATACAGCTCGCATTGAGTCAAAGATCCCAATGACCGTAGGTGAACCATCATACTGATCTATTGAGGTGATGGTGTAGTATTCGGGTTTGCATTTACAGGACATGGTGGTTATCCGAATAAGTGAACGTTGTAGTGTTTACGAATAGGTTTGATTGGTTTATATGGTTCGGGTTTGGTTATCTGTTTATATATCTTGAATAGCTTCTCATGTGATACGTGCGAAATCGATCGTGATACATATGTACTATGCATGATTGATAGTATTCTTGAGGATAATAAAAATGAGTATGACTAAGCATACCCATACAATAAAGGAAGTCATGCGCTAACAATCTCCAGGTGATCTTGTCCCCATGGTGTGCTTGCTAATTCCTTAACAGCTTCATAGGTAGAATCACTTAGATGATCAGCTTCATCACATTTGAATACTACCTCACCATCTGGCGCAATGGTGTACTCATCAGACTCACTGAGCTCTTCGCATGTTGTATTCTCATACTCATCAATGAGCTGAGCTGCTACTAATTCAAT